TAACATCTGTGGCTTGGCTTATAATATAATCATTAAAACTTTCACTTATTTGATTTTCAGTCAAGCCCCCATTAATAGTTAATGCAGTATTATCAATTTTTACTCCTTCTGCATCAAAACTAAACTTACCACCAGAGTTTTCCATAACAAGTTGTGTACCTACGATAAGTTTTCCAATTATATTTTCAGCTATAACACCTTTTGAACTAATAGCCGTCTTTGCTGTGTCCCAACCATCATCAGTAAATACTATTAAATTTCCTATCATTTTTACTTGTTCGGTAGGATTATTTCCATCGGTAAGCAATATCCCTCTATCATCAATAATTATCTCTTGGTTATGCCCTGCCAATGCTTTTTGTTTTGCCAAATCTAATTCATTATTAATATAATCCAACAACATACTTTGGTCTTTGCTATATTTTCCATATTTATATTTTTCAATATTAATAGTCGTACTAGAAGATATAGCATTTTTAAGCAAATCATTTAAATATACTAAAGGGTCATCTAATGCACCTTTATTAGAAAATTTTAAATCAAAATCATTAGCTTCTTCTGCATAAGTGAACTCCACAAGTCTTACTTCAAAATAAGTATTTAATTTACTATGTTCAATACTTACAACATCTCCCAAGCCAAAGAACACTTTATCCCAATTTTCTTGATGGTCAAGACATTTTAAAAAATTTATAGCTGTAATTTCAAAATTTATAGCAGGTTGAGCAAGTTTTAATAACATGTTTTTTCCTTCTTCATACAATTCATCAACATCATAATAGTTATTATCTTGCCATGTTTTTTCAAACACAAAATTATTTAATTCTGCTCTTTGTTCTTCTGTAAAATTATTTTCTATACTAATTTCCTCTTTCAGTTGAGCAATTAATAAATAAACATCATCTATTTCTTTTTGTTTATTATTGATTTCGTTCTGTTTATTGTCTATTTCTGTTTGTTTACTTCTTTCTTGTTGCCTCAATTGACTTAAATCTACATTCACTGAACCACCATTTATTTTGATAGCAACATCAATACTGTCTTGAATTTGCTTTAATTGCATAAGCAAATCGCTTAATTGATTATTTAAAGTAATCATTTCGTTATTTAATGTTTTTAATTGATTCAAATACCCTTGAAAAACAGTAGATTTTAAATTAATTAAATTGCTATATTCATTTAACGCATTAATCAAATTTTCACTCATAAAATCAGTAGTTTTGTAATAATCAAACAACTCAATATAATCTGTCCCTGTTGGATTAACACTATGTATTGATATATCTTCACTGCCATAACATCTAAGCCTTGTTACTACTTCATCATAATTTGGTTTTAATTCAAAATATTTAATATAATTATTTTCAGATAATACAAGTCCTTTATTTTGTCCAATATCTTCTAATTTTTTAACATTAATAATGTAATTTACTGTATCAAATTCAAAAACACAACCAAAGGATAATTGTATGTCAGTTAAAAAATCCCACACACTTTGTTCTGAAACATCAAATGTTCTAAATTTTAGATTAATATCTGGATTTACATATCCTACTTTCCAAGGTTCACAGATAGAACATATATAATTTAATACACCTTTTTCAGGTTCAACTATATCAAAAATCTTTTTTGTACCACTATATCCCCTAATATTTCTTTTAGTAAATTGGTATTCTAATGAACAACATTTAACTTCTTTATAAATTTTATCTCCTTCTGCATATTCGTTGCTTTCTACAACAATAAAATATTGTTGATGATTTAATATTTCACATAATATAAACATTTTTCCCTTTAGTAAATCATAATTTTGATTATTTTGTGTAATTCCATTTATTGTAATTGTTTTAGGAATAATAAATGATAATTCGTCTATATTACCTAATTTTAAAGTGATTTTTTTATTATACGCTTCACCTAAACAAGCAATAGGTGTTCTCATAAAATCAGGCTTACACAATGTTAAATTTATTTGAACAGGCTCATCATATTTTCTAATATCTAATAACAAAAACAATCCCTCCTTTCTATATAGCAATAGGTACTTGTAATCTAAATGATAAATAACATTTTCCAGTAATCTCTATATAATTAACTTTTTTTCTTAATCTTAACCATTGTCTATTACAATTAACATATCTATAAACATTAGGCACATCTGTTTTGATAATCTGCCATTGATTATCTATGCTTACAGTTTCATTTGGTATTAGTCCAGTAAAAGTAAATTCACGACCGCCATCAGTAAGATTTTTAAAAGAAATATTTGATCCTTCTAATAAAGTAAACTCCATTTGAGGATAATAAAAATCTATTACATTGCTTCTATTTTCAACCTGTATAGTAGTTTTAGTTATATTTTGACTTAAATCATAATTTTGAACTGATACAGAACTCCATGCATAAGGAGAATCTGTTCTAAAATTTAAAGAAACATATCCACCTTGTTCTCCAAAAAATACTTTATTAGGTTCGTCAACACAAATAACTCTATATAAAATATAAGGATTATCAGCACTTATAAATTCTTGATAATGTCTTTTAAAAACAATTTCGTTAAACTCTAGTCTAGTTTTAAAATCCCACTCTTTTTGTCTTACAAAGGTAGCTTGAAATGTAAATGGTTCTCTTTTTACGCCATAAAAAAAGGGAGTATCTATATTTTCAACTGAATCTTCTATGATTGATTGTGTTATACCAAAATGACTTTCGGTTATTCCACTATCAATTTTCACTAAATAGAGTCCAAATTCTTGTTGTAAATTGTGTCCTCCAAGCAATACCTCTGTCGAATCAAACATGATGATTCACCTCACTTTTTTGCGATATAAAAGGAGTGTAGTATCAAACTACACTCCAAAAGCAGGTCTATTAATTCCTCGTAATTTTAATGAATTATTAATTTTATCTACCACTTTATTTGCTATCTTTTCAATATCAGGTAATACAGATTTATCAATATTACCTTGCACCTCAATTAATTTATCAATATGTAATGATGTATTAGGCTGTGCTTGAATAGATTTAAAATCAGGTATATTAATATTAGGAATAAATTGATATGTAGCTATCATTTTAGCCAAATCTTTAAATTGGTCATAGTTAAATACATATTCTGGCTTATCTTTACTACCATGAACCATTGCCAGTCCAGTATAATCTATTTTGCCACCTTTGCTATAAAATCCTATATTATTT